AATCAATATGGATTACATTATGAACGGACAAGCGCGGGGCAATGTCGCCTCTCTCTTGCTGAACACGGGTTTCAACCCGGCGTCCCTTCGGCCCTTCCTCGGGCCTGATGGCCGCACATACATCTCGACCCCGGGCGCGGACGGCAAGCTCATTGCCAACGCGACTCAAGTCGCCAACGCGACCCTGCGGCACGAGGAATGGCTGCGGATTGACGAAGCGGTCTCCCGCGTCGCCCGTCAGCGCCTGAACGTGGTCAGTGATCTGCGCAGCCGCGGACTGACCTTCAACCTGACCAACGGACTGGCCACGACCGTCTTTGCGACGGAACGTATGTCGGACATCACTGGCGCGAAGATCAGCATGGATCCGATCGTCAAAGGTGAGAACGACCGCCCCGAGTTCGACATGGTGAACCTGCCCTTGCCGGTCATCCACAAGGACTTCTTCATCAATGCCCGCCAGCTGGCTGTTTCCCGCAATGGAAGCACGCCGTTGGACACCACGATGGCGGAACTCGCCGGCCGCAAGGTTGCGGAAGAGGCGGAGAAGCTCGTCCTGGGCACCACTGGAACGTTCGCCTACGGCGGCGGCACGATCTACGGTTTGACCAACTTCCCGTCCCGGGGAACCGCGGTCTTGACCCTTCCCACCGCGGGCGGTTGGACCCCGGCGATCCTGGTCACCGAAATCCTGTCTATGCGGCAGGACGCCCTCGACAAACTGCATTATGGGCCCTACGCCCTCTACTTCTCCCCCGCGTGGGACGAGTATCTGGACTCGGACTACAATGCCGAGTCGGGCAAGACGCTCCGCGAGCGCATCACCGCGATCAGCAGCATCACCAGCATCGGCACTGCCGACTATCTGACTGGCTTCCAGGTCATCCTGTTCCAGTTGAGCACCGACGTGATCCGCGAAGTCGTGGGCATGGACGTCACCACCGTTCAGTGGGAATCCGAAGGCGGGCTCCAGCTGAACTTCAAGGTCATGGCCATCCTCGTTCCGCAACTGCGGGCCGACTACAACGGCAATACGGGCATCATCCACGGCACTGCCGCCTAAGCCCGGTCCGATCATTGCCCGCCGGCCTTATTACAGCCGGCGGGCTTTTCAGTTAATCAACCATAACAAAAAAGAAGCAAACAAGCACAGATATGATATACAAAGTTTTGGAAGGCTCCCATCGGCAAGGAGGCAAGACCTTCACTAAAGGACAACAGGTGGACACAGCATCCAACTTAGTCGCCCTGTTCCCGAACAAATTCGCCGTGGTGTCGGAGTCCGAAGCAGTGGAAGCGGTTCCTGTCCCCACTCCGGAGACAAAGCAGAGACCGGATAAAGAGTTCCCGCCTTTTGCCCCGCCGCCCGCTGCTCCTATTCCGCCCAAAAAGAAAGGCAAGTAAGTGGCACGAACCACCCCAGCTTTGGTTGGAGGGATCATTGAGGTCGATGTAGCTATCGACCTTGCTCCCTTTATTGATACAGCATCGGCCTTGGTCGATGATGTTGCGGCAGCCGACGAAGACTCTATCCTGACGGTGGCACGATTGGAGTTGATTGAACGTTGGTTGTCCGCTCACTTTTACGCCATTCGCGATCCACGCGCATTCCGGGAACGAGCCGACCGTGTGGAGCTCACCTATCAGTCAAAGGTAGATTTGAACCTGGCCGTCACCCATTACGGCCAGCAAGCGATGACGTTGGACACTACCGGGCGCCTTCGGACCTATTCCGACCACAAGCGCCGGACGGTTGGTGTCAACTGGTTAGGAGACGAAAATGATCGCGGAAGAGTCGAAGACTAGCCTATATTGGGTCGTCACCCCGGAGTGGCAAGGAGAGCCTTGCTACATCATCGGCGGTGGCGCCTCACTTGCTGGTTTCGACTTCACCCTCCTTAAGGGCCGCCGCGTGCTGGGATGCAACGACGCATTTCGGCTGGGCCCGGAAATTGTCAGCTACGGCGTATTCGGGGACTCGGCGTATTATTGCCGGAACACAAAAGAGCTGATCGAGTCCCGGGTTACTCTGGTCACCTGTTCCCCTACCCTTGTCCATATGCGGACCCCGCCGCATGTCCTCAAGTTGAGACGGGAGATGACAGGGCTCCACAACCACGATGCGATCGGGTTCAACAACTCTACCGGAGCCATGGCCGTAAACCTGGCGGTGAACCTGGGAGCAACGACCATCTTTCTCTTAGGCTTTGATATGTCCAACGTTGACGGAAAGTCACACTGGCACAATCACAATCCCCGGTTGACCCGGGATTTCAGTTTCAAACGGTTTCAAGAAGGGTTTGCGAAGGTGCAGACATCCCTCCCAGAGGGTATCAACATCTACAATGTCACCGATGGCAACTCTCGCTTGGAACCGTTTACCCGTTTATCGTTCCCGCTGTTCCACGAACACCTTCAGCATACCCACATATGAGTATCATCGTTCGAATGCGGAAACAACACGCGGTCTGGTGGAAGCGGCTGACGGCAGACCGCTTTGGCAACTTCTCCTTTGATGGGCCGGTGGAAATCTCCTGCCGCTGGGATGACACGAACGAGAACTTCATCGATGCCCGGGGAGAAGAGCTGACATCTCACGCCTTAGTGTATGTTGACCGACCTATGTCTCCGGGGGATCGTTTGATGATTGGAGAGCTGGACACGAACACACCCACCAATCCTCTGGATGCGGATACTCACGATATCAAGCGGATGGACACCAATCCGAATTTTAAGGCCACTGAGTTCCTTCGTGTGGCATACTTGTAGCCCATGAAATTTCACATGAGCATTCAAGGTGGTCCGGCAGTTGTGCAGAGCTTCGGCACAGCGACCAAAGCGATTGCTGACCGCGTAGCTCTAGGCCTACAGGCAGCGGGCCTAGAATTGCAGCGAGCCAGCCAGCTCTTAGTCCCTGTCGAGTTTGGAAACCTAAAAGCCAGCGCCTATACTACTTCTAAGGGAAAAGGCTTTGGCACGATCGTGGAAGTGGGATACACCGCAGCCTATGCCCTCTACGTCCATGAGAAGGTGGCAATGAAGCTAAAGGGACAGGCCCGCACACCTTCTCCGCCCCACCAAGGCCGCTACTGGGATCCGCAAGGCAGGGCCCAGGCTAAGTTCCTAGAAGCCCCGGCCCGAACAATGGTCCCGCAAATGATAGCCACTATTCGAAAGACCGCAGGCATACCATGAGAAGCCCAGCTGACATCCTCTACACCTTGTTGGGCGACCTCGGCGCTTTTGCCGGCTGGTCGTCCTTTGTGTCGTTCCTGCCGGATGCACCCGATAAAGCAATCTGCCTTTACGACACTACCGGCACAGACAACGGACGCCTGATGAGCACGGGTGAGCGGATCCAGCATCCGGGAATCCAAATCGCTTTGCGCAGTCTCAGCTACGAGGAAGGATATCAAAAGGCTCAAAGTCTGGCAGTGCTGCTGGACGGCGTGCGAAACAATTCCATTGCCGTATCCTCGGACGAAATCTATAGTCTCCACAATGTGACGCGGTCCGGGACGATAAACATGTTGGGCATAGAGATAGTGAACGACCGGCGGCGCCACCAGTTTACGATCAATGCTGTTCTGACTCTGACTGAGCAGACGGCCTAAGTAGCATGCAACAAACGATCAACATTGGAACGACGGCGAACGACAACACAGGCGACACCCTGCGGGCCGCCTTCGCCAAGATCAATTCCAACAAGGCCCTCCTAGAGGGCAAGTTGGGGACAGATGACCAGGCGATCGTGCTGCCGGGAAACATCGGCAAACGGTTTCTTGATCTGGCGGCAGCCGACGAAGTTTACGAGGATATCAACTTTCCTATCGAGACCCTCAATCCTCCCGGGATCGGCACAGCGGCATCGATTGTGGATAGCAGCGGACAGAGCGGCATTGACGTCGCCCTCAGCTATACCACTAATAATACGCTCTATGCCGTGTGTCAGATGCCGCATTCCTGGGTCGTAGGGACGACGATCTTCCCTCATTTGCATGTCCAGCCGCAGCTAGCAACCGCCAACACTATCGCCTGGGATGGGTGGTATTCAATCTCGGACATCAACGGCACCTTCCCCACGGCCTCCACTATTGCCACGTTCAATACGAACATACCCGTCTCTAGTCAGTGGAAGCATCTTCTTTTCGCTATTCCCGCAGCGGGTATCCCGATGGCCGGCTTTGTCGGACCGTCCACTATTATCCGCTTGAAGTTCCAGGTGAACGCCGCGACCAATCCTTTCCATGTCATCGGCTTTGATGTCCATTTCCGATGGGGTGGATCGCCGGTCATTTACGCTCCTTGATCCCGAAACCATAAACAGTAAACAAAGAACAAAATATGTCGAACCACATCAGACTCGATGACGGCTTTTCAACCATCATCACCATTGCCAACCTCCCCGCCGTCAAGCTCTACGAGAAGGAAGTGACTCCTCCGGGAATGACCGGCGGCGGTGCGATTGACACCACCACGATGCGCAGCCAGGGCTGGCGCCAGATGGCACCTCGCCAACTGAAGACCCTGTCGCCCATGTCCGCCACTGTGGCTTTCGCCACGGATGCCATCCCCTTGGTCCAGGCACAGCTCGCCATCAACCAGCTCATCACTGTGACCTTCCCGGACAACTCCAACCTGTCGTTCTACGGCTGGGTTGAAGAGTTCACCCCCGGCGCGTTCACGGAAGGCGAGCAGCCGACGGCAACGCTCACCATCCAGCCGAGTCTTACCAATCCGGTTACCGGTGCGCCCTTCCCGCCGGAGTATTCCAACCCCGGATCGTGATTTCTGCCATCAATACCAAACAAAACAAGCACAGATAAAGGACCATACATATGAAAGACACAGCACATCGTTTCTCGCTCGCGACCAAGAGCGTAGTCATCACCTTAGCGGACGGCGCAGGCCTGGAACAGGAATACACCCTCCGCGAGATGACAGCCGCCCAGCGCGACCGTTACCTGGACGGGATTTCTGGCCGCATGCGGCTAGGTCCCGATGGAAAATCCGTTGGCATCAAAAAGTTCGACGGAATGCAGGCCGATTTGCTGTCGCTGTGCTTGTTTGGTCCCGATGGCAACTTGGCGGCGGCGGACGAGATCCAGAAATGGCCCTCGTCTGTCGTTGGCCAACTCTTCACCATGGCCCAAGAGATCAACAGCCTTGACGGCAAGGTGTTGGAGTCCTCTCCAAAAAACGAATAAGCGGTGTTAGGCTCTGTTGGTTTCGGGTAGCCTCGCACCTCGGAATGACCGTTCGGGAACTCTCGGAGCGTATAACGTTTCGAGAGTTCCAGGAGTGGTTAGAGTATTTGGAATGGGACGAATATCGGCGCCAGACGAAAGAAGACTTTTACTTGGCGCAAATTGCATTTGAAACCCGAAGAAGCTACGTGAGACACCCGAACAAAGAAAAGTTCAGTTCGTTCCTTTATCAACCGTCCGACGAGCAAGCCGAACGGGAAGATAAACTCAAGGCTTCTAAGAAGGCATGGCTGGCTGTAATGGACATGCCACTGCCTACAGCTAAGAAAAACTGATCATGGCTACATATTTCTCTCCTACACGTTTCGCGGGCGGCACTTCCCTAGGCAATCTCTACGTCCGGCTCACTGTTGATCCCCAGCAGTTCTTGGCGGGGATGAACGCGGCGAAGGGGTCTGTCGGATCCATGACCAATACGTTGGCGGGTCTGACGGCTGCCGCGCTAGGAAGTATTACGGCGGTTGCTGCTTTGGCAGCGGTCTCCGTCCGGGAGTATGCCAAGTTCGACAAGGCGATGACGAATTCCCTGTCCATCATGGAGGGAGTCAACGCCGGCATGCGGGCGTCGATGGAGGAAACAGCCAAGACCCTGTCCACGGTCACAACGAAGTCCGCTGCGGAACTAGCGGAAGGCTACTTCTTCCTGGCGTCGGCCGGCCTAAGCGCGACCCAGTCCATGAAAGCCTTGCCCATTGTCGCTAAGCTAGCGACCGCGGGCAACATATCGATGACGGACGCGACCAACGAGCTTGTCAACGCGCAAGCCGCGTTAGGGCTAACCTCGGACGATGCCACGGAGAACATGCGACAAATGGCGCGTATCGCCGACGTTCTAGCGAAGGCGGACATGGAAGCCACCGGGACAATTGAAGAGTTCGCTGCCGCTTTGACTAACAAAGCTGCCGCTGCGATGCGCCAGTGGAATATCCCGCTGGAAGAAGGCGTGGCAGTTCTGGCCGCTTTCGCCCAGCAAGGCACCCGGGGTCGGACTGCCGGCGAGGCCTTCAACCAGATGACTCGCGATCTGATGACGGCAGGACTCAAGTTCTCCGACGTTTTTCAGGACATGGGCGTAAAGGTCTTTGATGCCAATAACCAGTTGCGCTATCTTCCCGACATTCTGCAAGACATGGAAAAAGCTTTCGCGGGCGCCTCGGACGGCACCAAGCGGGCTGAATTAAAGCTGATGGGATTTCAGGACAAGTCGGTGAAGGCCATCATGGCCATCATGGGCATGTCCGAGCAGATACGCAAATACGACGAGCAACTCAAAAAAGCCGCCGGCACGCTGGAGACCATCTATCTCAAACAGATGCAGTCCTTCTCCGCTATCATGACCACGGCCTGGCATGAGATTCAGCTCGTGTTAATTGCACTCGGGGCTCAGCTTGCTCCTACCCTGATAGAAGTCGGTGCGGAAGTGGTTTCTCTGATTAAGGCCTTTGGCGAGTGGAATACCCAAACCGGCGCAGTATTGTTTGTGATCTTGTCCCTGGTTGATGCTGTCCGATTTCTGACCATGGGATTTATGACGATCTATACCGTTCTAAAGGTGGTCGCCACGGTGCTTGTTTCAATGGTGGTTGTTAATCTGGAACTGGTTCAGACAGCTTTCCAGGTCACCATCAAGTTAGTTGTCATCCTGTGGAATGCTTTGAAGAGTTTGGCCGATGCGTGGATCGACACCGCTCTGGCCGCTAGTGGTTTTGGGGAAGCTGTCTGGAAAGCAATGACGGGGGATTTCGCGGGAGCTAAGGCCGCAGCGATGGCGGCAGTGAGTGGAATTAAAGAGGGGTTCGTTAATGCGGGGACCACGATGGCCACGGCGGTCACTGATGCCATGAAGGTTATTGGAGATAATGCCAGCCGGTCCGGTGAGTTGATCGGGAATGAGCTGGGCGGCGCCTTTGCGGACATAGAGGAGGAACTAGACAAACTCGTCGGGAAGTATGAAAAGGTATTCCCTTCCGATGAAGTGCGGGCAAAGAAGACGAAGGATGCTGTAGATACCTTGAAGGCCGCGTTGGACAAGCTCGGAGGCGCCTATACCAATGCAGGGAACGCGGCGGGAAAAGCCGGAGACAAGATGATCAGCAATGCAGACAAGGTGCTCAACAATCAGAACATGCAAGCTTTGATCCGCATGATCGGAGCACCCAATCAGGAGAAGCCTATTAGCGGCATTGGGCAAGGCATTACCGGGCAAGGTCTTTTCGACAGCATGAACGGCTTGAATAAAAAGTCAGCTGAACAAGCATTGTCGGACGCTGGTTTATCGAACACAGGAGACTCCATGGGTGGTTCTATGGGCATGGATCAGGAGTCCGCACAAGCAGAACGCATTGCCCGGCAGATCAAGATGGAAGAAGAGAAGATCCGCGTGCTGGGAGAACTCCAGGCGTTACAAGTTGATCAAGACGCGAAGACGCAGGAATTGCTCGCAACTAATTTGGAAGCCCACAACGAAAGGCTGAAAAAGCTTCAGTGGGCTCAGGCACAGGTCCTGGTTGATGCCTGGCAGGGTGCTTTTGACGCTCTAGCTGATGCGGCTAAAGGATTAGCGGGCGAGCAGTCCAAAGCTTACAGAGCCATGTTCGCCGTCAGCAAAGCTTTTGCCATCGCAGACTCTGTCATTAAGATCCAACAAGGTATCGCCAATGCTCTGTCGCTCCCGTTCCCCGCTAACCTAGCAGCCGTGGCCTCCGTGGTCGCTTCTGCGGCCAACATCATATCCACTATCAACTCGGTGAAGCTGGAGTTTGGTGGGGAGAAGGAACTAGGCGGGCCGGTATCTGCGGGCAAAACATTCCTCGTAGGCGAGGCCGGCCCTGAGCTGTTCACCCCGTCCTCGCACGGCAACATTATTCCCAACGACCAGCTCGGCGGCGGGCGGGGCGGTGTCAAAGTCGTAGTCAACAACTACACGGATACCCGCGCAGACGTGACGGAGAAGCAAGACGGCGAAGGCCGCACGGTAGAAGTAATGATCCGCCGTATGAAGCAGGAAATCAGTTCGGAGATCCGCGACGGGCGCGGGGAAATCAACCGCTCGATGGAGGCCTCCTTCGGATTGAAACGAGGTAAAGCATGAGCCAGCTAACTGTCAATGCGGTGTATCCCACTGCCCTTCCTTTGCCCAGCATCTCTTACTCGGGCGAGCCGCGGAACTCTACTATCATAAGCAAAGACACGGCTGCTTTACTATACCGGAGATCGCGCAATACCCGGTCTTACGGAAGCTTGTCTGTTCAGTGGGTCCTAACCCTTACCGAGTGGACGGCGCTGCGGGCTTTTATCTCTACCACTTTGCACAGTGGCGTGGATGCTTTCAAGATAGAGCTCCGGTATCCCAACAACA